CCGGACCAGATTGCCGCCGACAGGTACCTGGAGTCCAAGAAGGCCAGCCGCAGCAAGGGTCTCGGCATCAAGCTCGTCAAGCTCGCGCCGGGAGGGAGCGTCTGAATGTGGCCGTTCCGCAAGAAAAGGAAGTCCCGCGCGTCCCTCCCGGCCGCGCTTCAGGCGGACGCGAAGGCGCCGGTCGTCATGCGAGCGCGCTATGATGCGGCTCAGACCACGGCCGACAATGCCCGGCACTGGGCCATGGCCGACGCGCTGTCGGCCGACGGCGCCATGTCGCCCGACGTCCGGCGGAAGCTGCGGCAGAACGCCCGCTACGAGGTGGCCAACAACAGCTATGCCAAGGGCATCGTGCTGACGCTGGCCAACGACTGCGTGGGCACGGGGCCGCGGCTCCAACTGCTGACGAGTGACGGGGAGCTCAACAATCGCGTGGAGGAAGCCTTCGCCGATTGGTGCCGGGCGGTCCGCCTGGCCGGCAAGCTCCGCACCATGCGGGCGGCCAAAGCTACTGACGGCGAGACGTTCGCCGTGCTGACGGCCAACCCGCTCATCGATTCGCCCATCATGCTCGACGTGCAACTCGTGGAGGCCGACCGCGTGGCGGCGCCGTGGGCCTCCCTGATGAATGACACCGGCGATGTTGACGGCATCACCCTGGACGCCTGGGGCAACCCGCGAAGCTACTCAATTCTCCGGCAGCACCCCGGCGACCTGTCCGCCTGGCAGCACGAGTATGACCTGGTGGACGCCTCGTCCGTGATCCACTGGTTCCGTGAGGACCGTCCCGGTCAGCACCGGGGCGTGCCGGAAATCACGCCGGCCCTGCCGCTCTTCGCCCAGCTGCGCGACTACACGCTGGCGGTGATCGCCGCGGCCGAGACGGCGGCGGATTTCGCGGCGGTGCTCTTTACCGATTCCCCGGCCAACGGCGAGGCCCAGGCCCTGGAGCCGATGGACATCGTCGCCCTGGAGAAGCGGATGGCGACCGTGCTGCCGGACGGCTGGCGTCTGGGGCAGATCGAAGCCCAGCAGCCGGCGACGGGTTACGCCGAATTCAAACGCGAGATTCTGAACGAGATCGCGCGGTGCCTGAACCTGCCCTACAACATCGCCGCCTGTAATTCCAGCGGCTACAACTACGCCTCCGGCCGGCTGGATCACCAGACCTATTACAAGGCGATTCGTGTCGAGCAGTCGCACCTGGCGGAGGTGGTGCTCGACCGCATTCTCGCCGTCTGGCTGTACGAGGCGTCGCTGACGGAGGAGTTTTCCATACTGCGCACCGTGCGCAGTATGGCCCACCAGTGGTTCTTCGACGGTTCGGAGCACGTGGACCCGGCGAAGGAGGCCAACGCCCAGGCGACCCGGCTGACGAGCAACACCACGACGCTGGCCATCGAGTACGCCCGCCAGGGCCGCGACTGGGAGACGGAACTCAGGCAGCGGGCCAAAGAGAAGCAACTGATGAAGGAGTTGGGGCTGGTCGAGGAATCCACCCCACCCACCGACCCTGAAGATGATGACGAAAGCGACGAGGAAAAGGAGACCGAAACGGATGTCGAAGCACGCCGCGCAGCCTGAATATCTGCTGTTCCAGTGTCCGCTCACCGTTGAGGCCGCCGATGGGGACAACGAGAAGCAGATGCCGCGCTTCCGCATGGTCGCCTACACCGGCGGCACGATGCGGATCGCGGGCTTCCCGCACCCGGTGGTCGTGGACCTCGAGGGCCTGGCCGTCGACCGCCAGGACATTCCCGTGCGGCTCGATCACAAGCCTCACCAGGGCGTCGGCCACACGCAGAAGGTCGCCATCGAGAACGGCCAGGTGCTGGCCGAGGGCCTCGTCAGCCGCGACACCTCATGGGCTCGCGACGTGGCGAAGTCCGGCGTCAATGGCTTCCCGTGGCAGGCCTCGATCGGTGCGGCCGTCGTCGACGCCCAGTTCATCCCCAACGGCCAGCATGTCGTCGTCAACGGACGGACCTTCACCGGGCCGCTGCACGTGGTCCGGCGGGCTGTCCTCAAGGAAATTTCGTTCGTCGACAGCGGCGCCGACGCCAATACCAGCGCCCGAGTTGCCGCCCAGAACCCCGAGCAGAAGGAGCCGCAGCCCATGGAAGAGACCAGCACCGCCGTTGCCGAAGCCGTCGCCACCCAAACGCAGGAGACCCAGACCGAAACCCCCGAGGCTGGTAGCGAGACCGCCCAGCCGGAGCAGCCCGCGGTCACGCCGACCACGGTGAACGCTACGGCCGCCACCGACAGTGATCCGGTCGTCACGATGCGCCGACAGATGGCTGCCGAGACGCGGCGCGTGGAGGCTGTTCGCAAGCTCTGCCGCGGCAAGCATCCGGACATCGAGGCCCAGGCCATCGAAGAGGGCTGGGACGAGACGAAGGTCGAGCTCCACGTCCTCCGTGCCTCGCGGCCCCAGGTGCCGGCGGTGACCTCGCGGCCGCGCAACACCGGCCCGCAGGTTTTCGAGGCCGTGGCCCTGATGGCCGCCGGCTGCCCCATGAGCCGCATCGAGGCGGCCTACGCCGAGCCGATCCTCGAGGCCGCCGACAAGCTCCGCGGCGTCGGCATCCAGGAGTTCTGCGAGTTGGCCTGCGGGCAGCAGTTGCCGCGCTACCGGCGGGACGCCAGCGGCTGGCTCCAGGCGGCGTTCTCGACCACCAGCCTGCCGAACATCCTCTCCAACATCGCCAACAAGATGCTTCTGGAGGGCTACAACTACGTCGAGGATGCCTGGCGCAAGATCGCCCGCATCGCCAGCGTGAACGACTTCAAGGAGCACACCCGCTACCGCATGACGGGGAGTTTCGAGTTCCAGAAGGTCGGCCCTGACGGCGAACTGAAGCACGGCCGGCTGGGCGAGCAGACCTTCAGTCAGCGGGCCGACACCCACGGCATCATGTTCGCCCTCACCCGGCAGATGATCATCAACGACGACATGGGCGCGTTCACTGACATCCCCCGGCAGATCGGCATGGGCGCCGCCGAGGCCATCGCCGACGCGGTGTGGGGCCTGTGGCTCTCCAACCCCACGCAGGCCGACAACAAGGCCTTCTTCCACGCCGATCACAAGAACTACTCGGACGGCGCCGACACGGCCCTGGCCGTCGATTCGCTGACGGCGGCCGAGGTGATGTTCAGCGAGCAGACCAAGCCGAACAGCCGGCCCCTGGGCATCGCGGCGAGCCTGCTGCTGGTGCCGACGGCCCTGAAGGTTCCGGCGGAACTCCTGATGAAGAGCGTCAGCCTGAACGAGACGACCACCGCCAACAAGGGCAAGCCAGCGGCCAACCCGCACCTGGGCAAATACGAAGTCGTCAGTTCGGTCTACCTGTCCAGCGCCGCCTTCACCGGCTCAAGCTCGAAGGCCTGGTATCTGCTGGCCGACCCGAACCGGCTGCCGGCCATCGAGGTCGCGTTCCTGAACGGCGTGGACCGGCCGACGGTCGAGAAGACCGACGCCGACTTCAACACCCTCGGCGTGCAGTTCCGGGGCTACATCGACTTCGGCGTCCGCGAGCAGGATTACCGTGGGGCGCTGAAGATGAAGGGCGAGGCCTGAGCCTCGCCGCGTCCTTTCGGGCGGCGGTGATTCCCTCTAACCAACAAGGAGCAAGTGACGATGGCGACGCGATTCGTGCATGACGGCAAGAGTGTGGATTACACCACGAGCGCGGCGGTGACCGCCGGGGACGTGGTGGTTCAGGGCGATCTGGTGGGCGTGGCGAAGCTGGACATTGCCGCCAACGCCCTCGGGGCGCTGGCGGTGACGGGAGTGTTTGATTTTCCGAAGGCGACCGGGGTCGGGAGCGGCATCGCCGTGGGCAAGAAGGTCCACTGGAAGGCCGACCCCGGCGTGGCGACGACCGATGCCGACGACGGCGGCGACCCGAAGGTCGAGTATCCCTACATCGGCAAGGTCGTGAAGGCCGCGGCCGATGCCGACGCGACGGTTCGCGTGCGGCTGAGCCAGTAACGCATGGACCTCCTTGAGCAATCCTCGGCCTGGCTGGACGATCAGCGGCGCAAGTACCTGTCGCGGACGGTGGTCTACAGCCGGGCCGGGGACTCGACCGAGGTCCTGGCCACGGTCGGCCGGACGACGTTCGACGTGTCTGACGAGTACGGCATCGCGCAGCACTGGGAGTCGCGGGACTACCTGGTGCTGGCCGCGGACCTGGCGGGCTTCGGCCTGCCGCAGCGCGGCGACCGGATCACCGAGACCGTGAGCGGGCAGACGCTGGTCTACGAGGTGCTGGCACCCGGCGGCGAGACGCCGTGGCGCTGGAGCGATGCCTATCACCGGACGCTGCGGATTCATACCAAGCAGGTGGGAGCGGCATGAGCGGCGAGTGTGACGACCGGTACGAGGATGTCTGCAAGGACGAGTTCGCGGGCATTCGCCGCAAGCTCGACCTGCTGGACGAGGCCATCAGGGGCAACGGCAAGCCGGGCATCCAGTTGCGGCTGGACCGGCTGGAGAGTTCGGAACGGACGCGGGGGCGACTGCTGTGGCTGCTGATTGGCGCGGCGTCCACCCTGGCGGTTGGATCGCTCTGGCGACTGGCGTTTGGAGGATAGCGAGATGGTCAGGCGCTGGATCGGGTCCGCGGATGTCGAGATCGGCGAGCACGGCGAACAGGTCGTGGCCCACCGCTCGGCGGCCGTGGCGGCGACGGAGACGATCAACGTGACGAGCGACGGCCAACTGGCCCTGGCGGCCAATGCCGAGCGCATCTCGGCCGTGCTGGTCAATGACGGCGACGCCGACGTTTACATCAAGCTCGGCGCCGACCCGGCGGTCGGCACGGGCATCAAGCTGAGCGCCTACGGCGGCTCGTTCGCCATCACGGCGGCCAACCTCTACACGGGCCTTATCACGGCCATCTGCGCCTCGGCCGAGCCGAAGGCGCTCTTGGTCACCGAGTTCTGAAAGGAGATTCCTCTATGAAGCAGACGATGGGTATTGTCGTGATTCTGGCGGTGGCGGTCCTGGCCTGCCTGGCGTGGGGCCTCTGGTGCGCCAGCGCCGCCCATGGGCAGACAGTGCGGGTCGACGGTGGTGATGCTGTGCCCGCGCCCGCGACCACGGCCGACGTGGTGCAGGACATGAAGGCGGCGCTGGCCAGAAACCCCACCGCGCGGCTGAACACACTGAAGGGCTACGACCCGAAGGACAAGGCGGCCTATCGTGACGCCCTGGTGGCCGATGCCGACACGCTGCAGGGCGCGGCCAGGGTGCAGCGGCTGGTCACGGTCTACGGCAACTTCGTCGGCTGGGGGCAGGACGAAACGAACCTGAAGGACCGCGTGGCCGCGGCCATCGGCACGATCACCGACCCGACGGAGAAGGCCAAGGCGGCCAGCGCGATCATGCTGCAGGCCCACGTGCTGCGGACGGTGGCCCTGGGCCTGGTGGACACGCCCGGCCTTACGTCTGACGCCCAGCGCAACGCCGACGCCCTCGGCGTCCTGAAGAATCGCCTGGCCGCGAAGAACGTCGTGGCCGCCTGGAACACCCGTATCGTGCCCAACGCGGCGCGACTAAAGGCCTGGTACGGCCCGAACAAGGTCGACCTGAAGCGCATTCTGGTCCTCGTGCCCGTCGCCGAGCACGCCAACTACGTGGCGGCGGTCAACGCCTGGCTGGTGCGGAGCCGCACGGCGGACCTGGCCCAGACCAGCGCCGACTACCAGACGTTCCTCAAGGACGGCGCGGGCGGCGCCGACCTGCTGGCCGGCGTGGCACTGCCGACGGATGACGCGGTGGCCCAGCAGGCCCTGAAGGAACTCCAGCGCACGGACCTCACGGTCGACGCCCGCGTGGACATGCTGCTCCTCCTGGGTCGGACCAAGGAGGCGTTCGTCCTCGCGGAAAACGCCCTCAACACCGGCTCGGGCTCGGCCAGCGCCAATGTCTACCGTGTGGCGAAGGTGATCAAGGCCCTCGATAGCCACTGGAAGCGGGCCACCGACTACGTGAACCTGTTTCAGCCGCGCGCCGAGGGCGAGCCCGCGCCGGTCGATCCGATCCCCACCGTCAAGCAGGAGCTCGGGCTGTGAGCGACACTGGCAGGAAGATCATCCTCGGGGGCGGCGTGATCGTGGCTGCGGTGGCGCTGGGCTACCTGGCCCTGCAGCCTGGCGACGTGGTGCCGGAGGTCACGCCGCTGCCGGAGTGGCGGGAGAACCGGCCGGACGTTGTCGCGGCACCCACGATGGAGATGTGGCCGCTGAGCCTGCGGGAGTTGTCGACCGGCACGCCGGCGGCGCTCACGGTGGCGGAGCAGATCGTCACCCGTAGCATGTCGGTCGCCAGTGCCGACATGACGGCACCCCGCGTGGCCGAACCCATGGCGGTGGTAGTCATGCCGGCGAAGCCGCTGACCGCCGCGGCGGTGCAGATGAATAGCGCCTCGGTCGAATCGGGGGCAGCGGAGCAGATGCAGGCGCGAAGCGGGACGCTGCCGGTGGCGAGCGCCCAGTTGAATGCCCCGGCGGTTCCCGGGTGGCTCGACGGCTGGCTCTGGCCGACCTGGCGCGGAGCGGCGCCGGTGTCGCCGGACGGCGTGACGCCGGTTATCGTCTGGCCGGCCGCTGCGCCGGACCGCCCGCACCTGGTGGCGGTGATCGCTGACGGGGCAACGCCCCTCAAGCCGCTCGCCGAGTACCTGGTCGCCGACGGGCAGGCGATGGCGGTGATCATCGGTTGGGAGGAGACGGATCATGATTTCCGGCCGGACGCGGCGCTCGACGCGGCGCGGGCCGAGGCCGTGGCGAAGGTGGTGCGGGCGGCGCGGCCGGGGTTGCCGGTGTGGCTGCTCTGCAGTCTGACCGTGACGGGCACGCCGGAGCAGGCGGCGGCGAAGGTGGCCGCGGTGAAGCCTGACGCCCTGGTGCTCTATGGCCTCTTCGCCAGGGGCGCGTGGGACAGCGACAAGGTGGTGGCGGCGAACCTGGCCAGGGGCGAGAAGCTGCTGCCGGGCAAGCCGGTGTATGCCGCCGGACAGCGACTGACGGGCGACGATCTTCAGGCGGC